AGCAAAATCAATAACTTAGCTAGAGTCGTGTCTTGTATTAGAGGAAGACGGGCGCGCGCTTCGCGCGATAGCGCGGGCGCATAATGCGCGGCGCGCGCAGCGGGGAGGGGGGGCACATGGATTTTGGATCTGGAAGGCCCCCGTAGTGTAGGCAACCCCTCACACCAAAACCCCCAAAATCCATTACAACTTCAAGTTTCTTTTCTTCCCTTTACCGCTGCCCTATTTTCGCGGTATGGATACTCTACCGCTGAACCATACAAAGTGGTCCGACCGCCTAGCGTTCGACGTCGCTCTCATGCTGGAGGGCAGTGGCGAGACGCTGGACGAGGTCAAGGCGCGCCACCGCATCAAGGGCGGCGATCTGGCGAAGTTCAGCAGGGACGCGGTCTTCCAGAAGAAGGTGGAGGCTTACCGCGAGGACATCCGCGAGAAGGGGCTGACCTTCAAGCTGAAGGCCCGGGCTCAGGCCGAGGAGCTTTTGACAACGTCTTGGGGTTTGATCCACAGCCCGGATGTGTCTGCGGCCGTGAAGGCCGACCTGATCAAGTCTACGGTCAAGTGGGCCGGGCTGGAGGTTAAGGGTGACGAGGAGAACAGCGGCCCTACCGGAGGCGTCAGGATCAACATCAACTTCGGCGACGCTTCAGCGCCCATGACGCTGACGGCGGACGTGGAGGGTCAGTATCTTGAGGCTCCTGAGTCTGTTTGACTCCCACTATGGCGAGGCCCCTGCAGCCCGTCTGGCCTCTGTGCGCGAGCATGACGCGTTGTGTGAAGCGCTGAGGGCCGAGGGTGTGTCGTTTCGCACAAAAATCGTGCCCCCGCGGAGCAGGACGCACAGACGGCCCAAGGGCAGACCGCGTGAGATTATCGTCGTGTTGGTGAAAGGGGCCAGCTGATGGCTTTGGAGATTGACTACGTCCCCACACCCACGGTCTACAAGTTCATGCAGTCCGACGCCAAGATGCGCGTGCTGATGGGCCCGGTGGGCTCCGGCAAGTCCGTAGCCTGTTGCTTTGAGATCATACGTCGCGCGGCCATGCAGAAGCCCGGGGAAGACGGGGTGCGCCGCACCCGCGCCCTTGTTATCCGCGAGACGGCCCGGCAGCTCGTGGATACGACGATCAAGACGTGGAACGACTGGTTTCCGCCGGGGGTGTGCGGGCGCTACATGCGCACCACCAAGACATATTTCTTCAAGGTGGGCGACATCGAGTGCGAGGTGATGTTCCGGGCGCTGGACGACGCCGATGACGTGGCTAACCTCAACTCGTTGGAGGTTACGTTTGCGTGGATGAACGAGTGTCGGGACATCCACCCCGAGATTGTCGACGCTCTGTCCAAGCGTATCGGACGTTTCCCCAGCGCCAAGGACGGTGGGCCGACATGGCATGGAATGTGGGGGGATACCAACCCGCCCACCATGGACACTTGGTGGTACTACATGCAGGAGCACCTTGACCCCAAGGACGGGGTTTCGCCCAACGCCAATGGCTGGGACGTGTTCAAGCAGCCTTCGGGGCGTAGCCCCTACGCCGAGAATATCGAGAACCTGCCGGAAGGGTACTACGACACCACGGGCCGTTCGGAAGAATACATCCGGGTGTTTATCGACGGCGAATACGGGCTGAGCAACAACGGTAAGCCGGTGTACCAGTACTTCCGGCCTGACTACCACATGGCGAAGTCTGCGCTGCGACCCATCATAAACGGCTCCAGACCTGTCATCGTGGGGATGGACCTCGGACTGACGCCCGCCGCCCTCATCGGCCAGCAGGACCCCCGGGGTCGGGCGCTTATCTACGACGAACTGGTGAGCGAGGACATGGGCGTCCAGCGCTTCACCCGGACTATGCTCAAACCGCTCCTCAACGAGCGGTTCTCCGGCGCGCCCATCCTCGTCGTGGTGGACCCTGCAGGCGTGCAGCGGGCGCAGACTGACGAGCGCTCCGCCGTGGACATCATCAAGGCCGAAGGGTTTAGGGTCATCCCCGCCAAGACGAACCGGATCAGCGCAAGGGTCAACGCCGTGGACGACTACCTCATGCGGCAGGTGGACGGAGACCCCGGCTTCCTGCTGGACCCGCGCTGCACGCGGCTTAAAGCGGCCATGATGGGGGGGTACCGGTTCGACAAGAACGGCGGTATCGAGAAGAACAACCATTCCCACGTAGCTGAGGCGCTTCAGTACCTGATGCTTCACATAGGCTCGGCGGATGGGGCGCAGCACCTCGCGCAGCGTCGGGAGATAAAACCGGTTGCATCGGCTGGATGGACGTAGTATAGGTCGGTCGTCACGATGTTTCCTCCCTGTGGCGCTGACTGACCCCCGCCGTCATCCCCCCCGACGGCGGGGGTTTTCTTTTCCAGTTTTCCATGACCTGACCAAGCGGGCGGTATAAGCGCCGTTGCATCTTGGCAAAGTATAGGAAACAGTTGTAGAAAGGCGCGGCAACAGTTACGGTAGGTACATGGCTGGCCTTACAATCTTGCGCGTTGTGGACAACGAGACTCTTGACCGCGAGGAACAGGAGCGTATCGACCGTGAACTGCAGGCGCGGCAAAACGATCCGTTTGTTCTTGGGCTTACGGCGTATCTGCGTGAGTGTTGGGATGCGGCGCGCATCGCCAAAGAGCCCATTGAAGATATCATGCTCAAGGCGCTGCGGCAGCGCAACGGAGAATACGAAGCCGACAAGCTGAGCCAGATCAGGGATCAGGGCGGCTCGGAAGTCTACATGATGATTACCGAGGTGAAGTGCCGCGCTGCTGAGAGCTGGCTGCGGGACATCATGCTCGACCAAGGCATCCCCCCGTGGGACCTGAAGCCTACGACGGAGCCGACGCTGCCGCCGGACGCCGAGGAGGAAATCAACCAGATTTTCGCCAACAGGGTCATGGAAATGCTCCAAGCCGGAGGTCAGGCTCCCGGTGTCGAGGAAATGGCCCAGCTGCGCGAGATGTCCGCGCAGGACTACCGGTTCCGGGTTTTGCAGGAGGCGCAGAACCGCGCCGACCGCATGAAGCACCGCATTGAGGACCAGTTCGAGCAGGGTCATTGGGCTGATGCGTTCAACGAGTTCATCACTGACCTCGTGACGTTCCCGGCGGCTTTCATCAAGGGCCCTATCGTGCGTCGCCAACGGGTGCTGCGCTACGATACGGTGGACGGGATGACCGTCGTGAACTCCGGTGAGCGGCTTGGGCCTGAGTTTGAGCGCGTTGATCCGTTCAACATCTACCCAGAGCCGGGCATTCGCAATCTCAATGACGGCTATTTGTTTGAACACCACCGCATGAGCCGGATGGAGCTGGCTGATCTGATCGGTGTGCCGGGGTATGACGACGACGCCATCCGCAAGGTGCTTGAGACTGGCAACGGCCAGTCATGGGTGAGCGAAGACCTGCACGAGAAAGACGAGCAGGAGCGTCTCTACTATGCCTACAACAGACCTACGGACATGTTCGATGCTCTGGAGTTCTGGGGCAAAGTCAGCGGCGAGATGCTGCGCGAGTGGGGTCTGAGCGAAGAAGAGGTTACCGACCCCGCCAGAGAGTACGACGCCAACGCGTGGGTCGTCGGCCAGTATGTCATCAAGGCGGTGCTGAACTACGACCCGCTGGGTGAAAAACCCTACGCCAAGACCAGCTTCATCAAGCAGCCCGGCGCTTTCTGGGGCAAAGGCATCCCGGAGATTATCGAGGACGTGCAGAATGTCTGCAACGCATCCGCCCGCGCACTGGTCAACAACATGGCCATCGCCTCCGGTCCGCAGGTCGAGCTGAACCTTGAGCGCATTCCGCCCAACGAGGACATCACCCAGCTCCACCCGTGGAAAATTTGGCAGGTGACCAACGACCCGCTGGGGTCGTCTGCGCCTGCGGTGCGGTTCAACCAGCCGGACTCCCGCGCCGGTGAACTGATGGCGGTCTACGACCGGTTCTCGCAGATGGCTGACGACCACTCGGGAATCCCGGCGTATGTCTACGGCGACATCAATGTGAAGGGGGCCGGTAGAACGGCCTCGGGCCTGTCCATGCTTATGGGCTCAGCCGGTAAAGGCATTCGGCAGGTCGTCATGCACATCGACTACGACATAATTCACCCCGTCGTGCGCCGCCAGTTCCTCTACAACATGCGCTACGATACCGACGAGAGCATCAAAGGCGACGTGGAGGTCATCCCGAAGGGCGCGATCAACCTCGCCGTCAAGGAAACGGTCAACGTCCGCCGCGTGGAGTTCCTCAACGCTACGGCCAACCCGGTGGATATCGAAATCCTTGGTCCCGAGGGGCGCGCCGCTATCCTGCGCGAAGTCGCCAAGGGGCTTCAAATGCCAGTTGACGAAATCATTCCATCGAGAGAGAAGTTGGTGTATAACCAGCAAATGGCTGCACAAACTGCGGCCATGCAGGCTACACAAGGCGGCGGCGAGCCTACGCCTACTCAGCCGGACGGTAGTCCGATGGGCGGGATGCAGGCGAACACCGTCATGAACAGAAACACTGGGGCGTCAGGATGAAGCGACCTGATCCCAGAACGGTGAAGGCTCTGGCCATCACGGTAAAGCAGTACCCCGAAATCCTTCAGTGGATCGAAGGGTGGTGCTTCCATGAGCTGGAGCAGTTGCCGAGCGTAGGACAGAGCGTGGCTCTCGCACAGGGGCGGTGCCAAGTTCTGAAAGAGCTTCGTGACTTGATGAGAAAGTCCCCTGATCTGGCGGCAGAGTCTTAGAGACAGCTGCAAAATGCGCATACCGACAAGGAGCGTTCATTATGGCACTACCGGCGCAAATCCAGAAGCAGACTGAGGCGGTCAACAAACTGTACGAGGACCTCAACAAAGAGGCTCCCGAGCCAACCGAAGACGACGGTGCTCAGGAGGAAGCTCGCGCAGAAGAGAACGCCGACACTGAGGAAGGACGCGCACCCGCGCCCAAGGCATCAGAGCAGCCTGAAGGCGACAGTGCCGAGAAGACCCTTGAGCAGAAGTACAAGACCCTGCAGGGTATGTACAATGCCGAGGTTCCGCGCCTGCACGCTGAGAAGCGTGAATTGGCAAACCGTGTGCAACAGCTCGAACACCTGTTCTCAAGCATGAGCACCCAACCTGCGGCGGAGCAAACCCCGGCGCAGAAGCTCATCACCGAGCAGGACATCGAAGATTACGGCGACTCCATTGACGTCATGCGGAGGGTTTTCCGCGAAGAGATGTCTTCGAAGGATGCCGAGATCAGTGAGCTGAAGCAGCTCGTGCGGCAGATGCAAGGCACTGTGGTCCCCCGGGTCCATGAGCTTTCGCAGAACTACGCCGTGTCTAACGAGCAGCGGTTTTGGTCGGACCTTCAGGCAGCTGTACCTGACTGGCAGGACATCAACGCCAATAAGGAGTTCCAATCGTGGCTCCTTGAGGTCGATCCGCTCACGGGAGTCACTCGCCAAACCTATCTGGACGACGCGCAGCGTAATCTGGATGTACGGCGGGTGGTGAACTTCTTCTCGGCTTGGAAGGGTAACACTGGTGGGTATGATGCTCGTACTGATCGGGCGGCTCAGTCCGCCTCGGAGCTTGAACGTCAGGTTTCCCCCGGCAGAGGCCGGTCTGGCGGGGCCAAGCCCCAAGGCGAAGCCAAGACTTATACCCCGGAAGATATTCGGAAGTTCTTTACCGATGTCCAAAAGGGTAAATATCGCGGTAAGGAAGCTGAGCGTGACCGTCTTGAGCGCGACATTTTCGCTGCACAGCGTGAAGGTCGCATTGTCACCGCATAATGCAAGGAACTAGCAGATGTCTTACCCCGTCGCACCGGGTCGCCCGAACTACTCGGGCAACTTCATCCCCGAAATCTGGTCGGGCAAACTGATCGAGAACTTCTACGACGCCACTGTGCTGTCTGCGATCTCGAACACCGACTATGAAGGTGAAATCCGCAGCATGGGCGATACGGTGAATATCCGTACCCAGCCCAACATCACGATCCGTGACTACGTCAAGGGCCAGAACCTTGTCGTGGAGAACCCCGACAAGCCGAAGCTGCAGCTTGTCATCGACAAAGGTGAGTACTTCTCCTGCGTTGAAGACGACGTCGACCGCATCCAGTCCGATGTGAACCTGATGGACATGTGGTCGAAGGACGCTTCGGAGCAGATGAAGATCAAGATCGACCAGCGCGTTCTGACCGACATGCTTCCCGATATCGACGCGGCCAACAAGGGCGCGACGGCGGGGGCTAAGTCGGCCTCGTTTGACCTTGGCACCACGGGCGCTCCGCTGACCGTGACCAAGGATGGCGCTGGCGGCACTACCTCCGTGGTTGACCTGATCGTCGATATCGGCACCGTGCTGGACGAGGCCAATGTGCCTGAGTCTGACCGGTATCTGGTGGTCCCGGCCAAGATGTGTGGTCTCATCAAGAAGTCGGAGCTGAAGGACGCCTCGCTGACCGGCGACGGCACTTCGGTCGTGCGCAATGGGCGTCTCGGTATGATTGACCGGTTCACCCTGTACATGTCGCATAACCTGAATGTCGACGCCGGTAAGTACAGCTTGGTGGCTGGCCACAAGACGGGCTTCACCTTCGCTTCCCAGATGACCGAGATGGAAACTTTGCGTGCGCAGTCCACCTTCGGCAACATCGTTCGGGGTCTGCAGGTCTATGGATATAAGGTTGTGAAGCCTGAATCCATCGCCCAGTCCGTCATCCAGTTTGCCTAAGGAGAGGCTGACATGACTGCTTACACTGACTCACTCGGGTTCAACAAGAACTCGGCTGGCTTCCCCGCCAACTACACCGACCGTGTCAGCGTGGTCGAGATCGACCTCGACTTCGCCAAGATCGCAGCGGCCCGTTCCGCTGCGGGTGCGGCGGCTCTGGCGTCTACCGACACGCTGGTTATCGGTGTTCTGCCCAAAGGCTCTTTCGTCCTGTCCGGCGTTGGCACGCTGGTTCGTGCGGAAGGTGCTGCGGGCAACATCGACGTCGGCATCGGCGGCGGCACCACCGACTTCTGGCTGGATGGTTTTGACCTGAACGCTGCTGTTGGGGCCACCGCTGGCTATGCGGACGCGGCGGCCTACTACTGCACCGATGACACCAACGTCCTGCTGACCATCAACTCGAACAGCATCGACGCTGCTCGGGTGAAGGTCTCGCTGGCTGTCGTCAACATGGGTGCTGAGCTTGGGTCCATCCCGAACGAGACCTAACAACGGTGGGGGCTTAGGCCCCCACTAACATTCAGGAGAGACCCATGGCTGTTTACGACGGTCTGACTCATTCGAACCTGCGGGTGATCAGCTTGACTGTTGACTCGCTCACCGTAACCGGGCTCGCCACCAGCGGCTCTTTGCAGATCCCGACGGCGGCGGCTGCGGCTATTGCCGACATCGGCAACGCTATCAACACGGCCAACAAGGCCGCTGGGGCGGTGGTGTTTGATGTGACCAACAGCAAGCTCAAGATTGCGACCGGCGCGGATGCCGACTCGACTTGGGTCGACGCTGACGGCACTAACGCGGTTACGCCCAGCTAATAGTCAGGCCCTCCGGGGCCTGACTTTCTTTTTCAAGGTGTCGGCATGCCTACCAACCTCACCAGACGGCAGATCAAAGACACGTATTCGCAGTTGCTACATGTGGACGGCGGGCCAGAGGCCACCGAAAAGTCCATTTACAGCGGCGTGGGCGTGGCTACTGCGCTCAAGATAGGCACGACATCAGCATCTGTGGGTAACGTCCAGTTCAGCGGCAACACGGTCAGCACGCTGAACAACAACGGGAACCTAGTGCTTGCTCCCAACGGCACCGGCAAAGTAGATATCTTAAAAGTAGAAATAGATAGTGTAAGTGCGCCGCACGAATACGGTATTTTCTATGACCTGAGTGACCAGACGTTCACAGCTGATACACCCACTGCCGTAGAGTTCGACACTACTGGTATAGCCGACGCTGTTAGCGTGGCGAGCAACTCTCGGATAACCTTCACCAACGCCGGTACTTACGAGGTTACTAGCCGACTGCAGTTTCAGAACGCTGATAGCCACGATAGGGTGGCGGATATCTGGTTTCGACTGGACGGCGTAGATATCCCAAACTCTGCTTCCGAAATTGCTGTTCCCAAAGCCTCAGATGGCGGTAAAACAAACCACACTATCACTGGTATTCTGACTGTGACTGCCGGACAGTATATTGAGGTGGTTGTAGCTGTTGAAGACGTTGACACGTCGTTACACTACCATGTGCCGCTCGCTACGCCCGGGGATGCGTACAACCGTCCAGCTGTACCGTCTGCGGTTATTGTGGTGCGGAGACTCGTGTGATGGCCCGACGCGCCGACAAATCGAAGATGAAGTGCAACTCGCCGAGGCGCACTCCGAACCACCCCAAGAAGTCGCACGTCGTCAAGGCGTGCTCGGGCGGTAAGGAAAAGATCATCCGGTTTGGCGAGCAGGGCGCGAAGACGGCGGGTAAGCCCAAGGCCGGTGAGTCAGAAAAGATGAAGAAGAAGCGCGCCAGCTTCAAAGCCCGGCACCGCAAGAATATCGCCAAAGGCAAGATGTCGGCGGCGTACTGGGCCGACAAGGTGAAGTGGTGATGGCTAGAAAACCTTGGAACAGACTCAACCCCAAGCGCAAATCCACCCCGCTGACCGCTGCCCAGAAAGCTCGAGCGAAAGCGGCGGCTAAGCGCGCCGGGCGTCCGTACCCCAACCTCGTGGATAATATGAATGCGGCACGGAGAAAGAAGAAATGAGCACGATGTATCTGCGTAACAAGAAGGACGGGTTCATCTATGGCTGGAACGACATCCTCGCCAAGAACCCGCTGTGTGAGCCTGTCACCGAGGAAGAAGCGTTCCCCGAGCGGTTCGTGAAACCAGAGCAGGTTGAGAAAGTGAAGCGGACCCGGACGCGGCGCAAGACCAAAGCGCTCGACTTGTCCACAGATGATATCCCGACTGAGCCGGTGTATAGCTCCC